ACGTTTTGTCCTAAGACCCCGTAATCTACGTTGCCTATTATAAACCCATCTATCACTGGTTCTAGCGTTGTGAAGGTGGTTTTCCAACTATTCGGGGTTATATTCATTCTTACCCCAAAAATCTGTAAAGTCTTTTCTAAGGTTGATCCGCCTGGCTGGGTGGTCTTAACTGTGATTGGATCAAAGAAATCTAGGTCTAAAGCAGCTACTATGCCTGAATTGTAACTAGGCGTGTATAGGTCCAAAACTATGGCATCTACCCGTATGGTGGTTTCTTGCCTAGAAGCCACATAAGCCTGGGCATAATCTAAAGCTACGGCATCTGATTGCATTAATAGGTTATCTAAGAAGTAACTATGAAGAAAGTATTTATCTATGCTGGCTTGATTTAGGGCTACCTGTGGGCTACCACCAGCTCTAGTGATTGTCGCCTTATTAAATACCAATACGTCATTTAGTATCCAGGTTGCATCAAAGTAAGATATACCAGATCCATCATCTGCAAACACTGTAGGTGTGCCGCCAATAGATCCAGCCGTTACACCTCTATCTTGGAATACAAAGTTATTATCAGCACTGACATAGATAGCGCCATATTCAGAATTGGCTACTGTAAATAGAGCTTGTAGCGCTGTGCGGTTAGTGCCTGGATCTGCCTGTAATGTGGTTAAGCCTGGATCAATATCACGTTGGGATGTTGGCCATGAAATCTGATCTAATATATCGTCAATACGTGCACCAGATAATTGACCTGCACTAGTGCCAGCCACTGTGCTTATCTGGGCTAACTGGGCTAATCTAAATGCATCTACAGCTTGTATGGTTGTAATTGCTACGCCTTCTCCGTCATCTGGATACGTAGTAACATAACTTGTAATAAATCCTGCGAATATAGGATAAGTAACAGAACCATAAGTAGCAGTAATCTGCACTTTTTTCATGGGTGTCAATAGATTGTAATATGGGCTAGATGGGTTCTGTGGGTTGAAATCACCATTTTGATCTGTTATGCGTAGAGTAAGCGAGCCTGTTTGAAACTCATCGCTAAGCGCAGTACGGCCTCTATTAGTTTCTATTCTGTTTACCTGGCTAGATACATCAACAATTACGGCAGCGGAATCAGCGAATACGTTTGTGCCAAAGATACCTGAATCAAAAATAACAGCCTGAGCAAAACTAGGGCCAGTGCTAAAGTTAATTACTGCATTGATTACAGGTAATGTCATTATGGAAGGCTGCCAGCTGGTGTAGTGCCGTATCCGCTTCTACTTGCTAATTGGATACTTTCGGCTATTAATTGGGAGAATCTATCGCCACTATTGGCAGTATCAACAGTTAAGGTCAAATTAACAGGTCTGTTGCCAGATTCCCTAAGTCTTTCCATAGATATTTCTGCCGCACTCATGCCAGCATAATTAGGTGAACCTTCTAATGTAGTGCCCAAGTTTTGGAAATAACTGGCTGGTAATGCTGGAAGTGGTGGTGTCAATGGTGTTGATGGTGATACAAAAGTTTTTTTGTTTTGTAGACTTGATTCACTTAGGGCTATTAAGGCTTTTATTGCGTTCATTTGTGGCGCTATAGAATCTAATGTCGCTCTTACAAAAGCTCTTAAAGCTGCAATCATTTCCTCGGTTGCTTTAGCTGCGTTCATTTCAGCCAATATCTTTTTAGCCAATGCTTCATTGTTGTCTAATATGGCTAATTGCGCTTGTATGCGTAATTTTGTTTCTTTATCTGTTGCTTCATTTAAGGCTACTGTTAAGCCTATGCGCTCTATATCAAACTTATCTTTTAATTGATCTACAGCTGTTTTCTTTTTAAGTGATGCTAATTCTTGCGCACGTAGTCTTTCCATTTCTTTCTTTTGTCTAACTTCTGTTCTAAATTGTTGAGCATATATTCTGCCAGCGCTGCGCTGTTCATTAGCTGGTAATTCTCTAGGTCTTACGCCACTTTTAGATAATGCATCAAACGCTAATTTTCCTACTCGCCCACCTGGTTGCAGTGATAACAATAAATTAGCCAAGCCGCCTGACTTACTTACTATACCTAAATCTTCTACTTTGTTAATTAATTTAGCCATGCCAACAACAGCATTACCTATAGAAGTACCAAAATCTTCCATTGAATCTGTAGCATTTTCAATACTGTTATCTTTGCTTAATAAAGTTAAAGCATCTAATATGCCTTTACCGATTTCCTCTTTAACGTTTTCAGATGCAACTTGCAATAAACCCATTTTGCCAGCATAAGTAGTTAATCTAGCTTGTGCTTGACCTGAAAACTTCTCATTAAGTTTTTCCATGATTTTATTCATGTCGCCAGTTTTTAATAATGTCTTATCTAAGCCAGCGCCTAATCTGCTTAATGCTGTGGTATTACCTGCGTACCCACGTGATATTGCTGATGTTACTTGTGCTAAAGAAGCCCCTGTAGCCGCTGACACATTCATAGCGGTATTTAATGCATCTTGGCTGGTGGTTATTGACCCTGTTACTGTTAGTAATTGCTGAAATGCTGGGCGTAATTCGTCATCTAATACGCCTGTGGTTTTCTGTAAATTAGAAATATAAAGTTCTACGGCTGGTGAGCTAAACTGGTAGCCAGTATTTTTTAACTGTTGTTCCAAAGATTTAGCGGCTTTTTCATCGGCTACAAATGCTCTTACTGCTTCTTTACCAAATCTAGTTAATGCTGTTACTGAGAATGCTGCGGCAAAGGTGCGGCCAAAGTTTTTAACTTGCTTTTCAAAAACACTGATTTCTTTCTTACCTTTTTTAAGGCCTTTGTTATTAAAGGTGCTGAGTGCCGATACGACTATATTGGCCATTATGCAACCTTCTTCTCAGTAGTCTTATTAAAGTGTGTAACTGTAGAGTTAATCGCCTTTACAATTACGCCATAAATATCACCACTATCTTGCGCCCATGCTTTGTAAATCAAACGACCTTTAGTCTTACGACCACCACCTCTAGCGCCTTTAACTTTAGGCTGAGATGTAAGAGTAGGTAAGTCAGTAACAAATTGATACCCAGCAAACGGATTATTAGAATTATATGCAGCTGTAGATCTGCTTCTATTTTTTCTGCTACCTGATTGCTTAAATGCCATTGTGCCGCCACCTTCTGCAACAGAAGTAAATGGCGCTCTGCCTTGTGGATTTAATCTACCTGCGGTTTCATAAATACGACCTGCGGCGCTTATATTGTAAACATAACTTTCTACTGTATAGCCATTACTAAACCTGCGATTTTGACCCTCTTTGAATCCAATACCACCTCGGACAGTAGCTGCATCATATTTAGGAAATGGGCGATAATCGACAGTAGATGATATTGGTTTAGACCAGCCTGATAGCACCTCATTATTGCCCACTACAAATCCTTTAGCCTTAGCTTCTACACCCTTCATAACGGGTTCTACGGCTGCTTTAACACGTCTATACATATCTTCATCAATAAAGGTTAAGCCATTAATGACATCTTTAACGCCTACGATTTCTACTGGCATTTTTGATCTCCTTAGCTCTATCTGAAAGCACCTGGATTATTGCCCTAAGCATTTCAGCATCCATATTGATAAACTCGCTAGGCGGAATCCCCAGTTCTACAGATAGGCTGGCTATCGTATAAAGTGTTGAATCCCGCTGCGCTATTTTTTTTCTTCGTCTAATACCTCTACAGTATCTAAGCTGTCTATAAACTCGATACCAAATACAGGTACAGTTACGTTAGCCCTACGTAAACACTCATGCGCTAACCAATAAATCTCGGTCTGGCGTTCATGCTCACGTAGGACTTTACTAATACCTGATCCGTACTTTAACTCGAAAGCGTACTCGACACCTGGTGTTATCTTGTGCTCTGTGACTTCACCATTAGCCCTTGTTATCTTTAGCTTTGCCATTATTGCTCCTTAATTAAGGTGTTGTATCTACTACTATAACTGAGTTACAGGTAAATGTAATGCTTTGTGTTGATATGTCGCCAACAGCACCATTTAGGTCTTGGGTGTTGTTTACCAAAACTGTAGTTTGATACTCTGGGTTTGTAGAGCTTACAGCTGCATTGGTGCGCTTAATTACTAGCGGTACTGTTGTGCCCCATGCTGCCTGCAGTGTTGCAGTAACTGCACCTGCGCCGCTTGCTGCATCATTGTTAAGTAGGTCTAGGGTAATTGTTGAAGCTTCTAGTCCTTTAACAAACTTGTGAGCTGTATCGCCCATTGCTGTAATTTCTAATTCATCAAAACTGCGGTTAATAGTAACCCCTGTTACATATGCTGAAATATCAACACTGTTAAGAGTAACTACCGCACCATTGGATAAAAATACGGCCATTAGTCTTGCTCCTCTTCTTTTTTGTAAGCAGGTTTTTTAACCGCTACTGGTGTGTGTGTAATCTGACCTGTCTTGGCCAGAAAGTTCTTTTCTTCTTCTGTTAATCCTTGGTATGCCATTTTAACTCCAGTTCGTGAGGATTGATACAGTAATTTCTGAAACTAGCAAGTCGCCACTAGCTGCGTTAACTATTGCTGGTGCAGAAACGCTAGATATGTTCATTTGATAGGTTGCGGCAGCCAGTTTAGTTACTACTGCCAAAATGTAATCTTCCATACCAGCCAGGTTGCCCTGATTGTCTAATGCTGGTTTAGTAATAAGTATTCTAAAAGTTGCCAACGGATTAACACTTATTTCATCATTGTTAGATGGTGTTATGTAAGGATCGCCAGGGGTTATTACTACTGCGTTGGCTAATAAAGTTGCAGGCGGAAAACTAAATACTGACCACACGCCAGCATTGGCAAGTGTTGTCGCTAATGTGCTACGTAATGTGGTTATTGCGGCTGGCATTATCCCACCAATGACGATGGTGCGGCGTAAGGCTGGATGAGGCCTCTTACACGATTTACGAGCTGAAAGCCCATCCGATAAGGACTTGCAGTTATCCCATCCATGCCTACGCCCCCAGTTTGAGATACCTGTCTAGCTTGCCATATATCTACAGCTAGTATCATTGCAGCTTCTCTAATTGCTGGGATCACAGCATAATCATCTTCTTTAGTATCTTGGCCACTTGCTTTGCCATACGGAAGGATTCTATGGAATGGGTCGTTTGCATGTACTTTTGTAAATTGGATAAATGAATAGCCATTAGGCCATGAGTAATTATAAAAAAAGTTATAAAATGTGTTTGCTATAGATACTGGAATATTTGATCCAGGTATTGTACCAGTAATTACATGCTGGCCACCATAGATACTGCCACAGCCTTCTACGCTTATTGTTTGACCAACTACGTATATGCCTGGGTTTGCTAATACTAATGTGGCTACATTGTTTTGTAATCCAGCGGCCACTACTGGTGCATCATTAAACCACAAAT